CAGCATATTGCAATGAATATAAGGTTGAATCTGTATATACCATAATTTCTTGACGGGCTTGGAGCGCAGTAACAATTTTTGATCCGTGGGATAGACGAGCATAACTAGCTTGGTTGGTAGCGTCAGGGGTCCAGTTGTAATAATCACCTTGAGCGGACCAACGAATTAGCATCGGGTCTTGTACCGCACTGCCGTAGTTGTTACAGCCAAAAGCAAAAACAAACCTTGACACATCAGAAATGAATATCAAAGACTGTATGGTAGGACAATCAACAATGTTTGATATGTAAACACCAGATCCAGTAGAGGTTGTATTAACAGCAGCACCAGCCGAGGTCACCAGAGTAAACGAAGTTGAGAGCGATGTGGCCGCTACATAGTAAGTTGTTCCAGCAGTCATGCCTGTAGGCATTGAAGAGGTTGTATTAAATTGCAGCGCCGCTCCGGGAGAAAAAGAATTTGGCACTGTTGAGGTAACAACTGCGGGGCTTGCGCTTGTAACGGTAACAGCTCCGCCGAGGCTTGATAGCAAAACACCACGGGTAGTCAAAGAGCCCGAGGCTTTCCAAATGTAAATTCCGCCGTTGTTCGGGGCAAACAGCAAGTCTTGGCCGTAATTTGATTGGCTCCATAGACGTAGTGATGTACTGCTTCCTGTCCCAATACCCCATGTACCAGAACCCCAAGAGCCAGCGCCCCATCCAGTCAATGGTATGGCGGATTCAGGGCCAGTGTTTATTTGATATGCCGCTACAACAACAGAGGCGCCGCCAGTTGCATTAGAAGTTGCGGCAGACGATGCGGTGATTTGGTACGTTGTAATGCTCGTGCCAATGGTTGCAAGCTGGTACTCACCATTCAAAGTCAAGCCGCCAACAGCAGTAGCGCCACTAAAAGTAACATAATCACCATTTGCCCAGCCACCTGTTGAATCAGTAACTGTGACCGTATAAAGGCCAATAAATGTTTGAAACGGATCTGCGCCCAATGTAATTGTTTTACGTATTGGCGTAACGTCGTTGTAAGCGCCGCCGTTTTCAATGTAAAACTTTAAATTTGTTCCAATACCCAGCAAGTTTTGATTATCAAGTGTTATCCAATTCCACAAAGAACGGCAAACACCCACGAAAAAAGTTGCAGAGATGCGCACCCAACCACCAATTTTTTCAGGCGTGCCTTGACGAAAACGAACTTTCTCCGACTCATAGTAGCCGTTCTCGTTGGTGTAGCGGGTGTTCTCCCTGTTTACACCGGCTTTTTGAACAAGCTTTTTTAACGGCATAATTTATCTCGTTAGGTCATTGTCTGCGCGGCACTGGAAACTTCAGCAACACGCCGCGACCAGCCTTTTCCAAATGTACCCCATGTGGGTAGGTCAGTCAAGAATGACAGACGGCGCTTATTGTAGTCTTCCACCAGAGTTTTGGAATTGACAGCGCGAACTGCCGCGAGAGTTTTTGGACCAATGCCGCCATCGGGCTCAACACCTACACACGCTTGCAACCACTTGGCTGCGCGACCGGGGCCAGAGTTAATTGCCGCATCAAAGACAACGTAGTCCACACCGCTTGGCAGTTCGTCGCCTTGCACTTTGTCCCAATATTTGCGTTTGTACAGCGGGCCGACATCTGTGGGGGTTAATGCCCGCATGATCTTTTCATCTACAGGATGCCCGCAGTGCTCTTCCCAGACTGCTTTGGTGCAGCCAAGGTTGGTCATACCGCCGGGATCGCTGGGGTGGTTTACAAAACCGCCTTCGTGAACAAGGACGGCGGCAAGGGCTTTAGAAAAATTGTCTTTCATATTAATGCTTGTGTGAGTTGCCGAAATAATAAGAGAGGATCAGCATGTTTGCTGCATCCAATGAGCCGAGCATACGGATGACGATCTCGCGCATGGGGTCAGGAATTGCGCTGTTTAGCAGCATGATGTTAACTACGCCCCACAGCACAAACATGCCAATTGCAAGCGTTGGCGTGACCATCTTGCTGTACCAAGGAGCGGTGGCGCTAGTGGCAATTTCTGACTCGCGCTTACGGGCGCTGTCACGATCTGCCGCGTCCAACTTTGCGTATTCCAGTTCTAACTCAGCCAGCTTCTGAGTGGCCTGGGGATCACCTGCCATAGCTTGTACAACAGCTTCGACAGAATCAGCCACGCCAAACTTAGCAGCGATAGCGGAAACAGCAGCGCCGCCAAGAGGCCCAGCGACAGCGGTAGCAAGAGTAGGTGCAATGTTTTTGAGGAGAGAAAGAAGTTCATTCATCATTTACCTTTCTGGCGGTCGTACAAAATTGCAATATCTTGGCGGTTGTGCATGATGTCATCCCGGTTCTTTTGGATTTCTTTTTCCAAGTCTTGCCGCAACTTTTCACGCGCCAACTCCGCGCCCGAGTTTGGGGCTTGTCGATTATCACTGGTTACCACCAAGCTGATCTTGCTGTTCAGGATCGTTACCTCATGGCTCAGATTGGCTAAGGCTGACATTAAGTAGACAACGCAGCTAAACAACAAAGGCAACAGCGCAAACGTGATCTTTTCAATCAATGCGCCTTTAGTTTCAATAGCTTGAATTTTCTCCTCGCTCATGTTAACCCCTCATTTTGTAAGAAATAAATTCAACAGTGCCCCAGCAAATCAGGCCACCAACTATACAACCAGCTAAACCATAAAATATTGTTTCCACCAATTCAGCAAGTTGCTCGCGCTTAAGTTTTTTGGAGGCTTCAGTTTCGCGTTCTTCACGCTTGCGGTTGGCTACGATCATGTTGTATTCAGCCTGTATGGCTTCCCAAACATCACCCTGCCCCGAATAGATTAACTGTTCTTTGAGCTTCTTTCGCGCATCCCGCAAATACTTGGCGTGCATCACTGATTCAAGAGCCTGTGCCATTTCTGAATTGTTTGCCTTGGCTTTGTCTTGAGTTGCACCCTTTTCAACAGTGTCGTGCATCTCAAAAAACTTAATGAGGTCACCACTGCACTCGTGCAGGTCTTTGCCCATTTGGATCGCCTCTTGAACACCGGCAATGGTGCTCTTGGCTATAGCAAACGCAGCGCTGATGGTGATCGGGTCAATCATAAATCTCAGCCGTTGGCATAATCTTCAAGAATTTTTAATCGGGCGGTAAGTTCGTTTATTGCATTGACCAAAACTGCAATCATCGCTTGGTCGTTAAAGCGCAATTTTTCTGGGTCTTCAGCATCCACAATAACCGAATTGCCGCCCTCAAGAGCCAATACATCTTGCGCTTTAAATCCGTACCTCAAAGGGCCATGCCCTTCTGTTGAGGAGCGAGTTTCTTTGTAACGATACGCGGTGGGCGTGATTTTATTTACAAACTCAAGGCCGTGCGGTACGGGAGCAAAGTCAGTCTTGTCGCGTATGTCTGATACCACTGTCCACGCCACTTGGACATAAGCGTTGGTAATTGAAGTTGAACCAAAACACGCCCGGTTGTTTTCCGTTGTTGGGTCAAAAACAGGAGCATAAGCGCCAGCAGAGCTGTACGGGTTGATGGCAATATTTCCTGATCCGGTGCTGTTTTTTAAAGCCTCTTTACCAACAGCAGCGTTGTTTGCTCCAGAAAAATTTGTTGATAATGCGCTTAAACCTAAAGCAGTGTTAGAAGCTACAGAGCCCCCGCCTCGGCCAACCGTTAACCCGTTTACAACCGCATCATTTGTACTGTTAACAATGGGTGCCGTAAAAGTTGTAGTTGAAGAGTTGTATGTAAAACCAGCCGAATCAACCATCAAACCATTTGTTGAGGCATACGGCACCCGGCCAGAAGTTAAGGCTGCATTGGTGAGGGTATTGAAGTTGGCCGTACCACCAAACCCAGCAATTTTTACAAAGTCTGATCCATTCCAAGCAATTTGGGCAGTCTCACCTTTGATGATGGTTACGCCTGTAGTTGGTGTGGCCCCGCGAACTATAATGGATTGCGTGCTTGAGCTTGCGTTAATGACTGTGTAGATTTTAGATTGCGCCGGAACGGTAATGGTGCGAGTGGCTGTGCCGCCCGCCGTCCACAAAATGACCGCCTCCCGTGAAGTATTTGCCGCCCCTTGTATGGTGGTAAGGGTTATGTCCAAGTCAACAGTTAGTGTGGTTGTTCCCGCAATAGCAGAATCTATTAACGATGTAATGCTGTTGTTGATCGTTTCG